CGAGGTTATGAGCCACGATTCTCCCCTTTCGCATAAGGATAGGCGGGTGCCTATCAATGGCCAGCCTATCATAGGACGCGCTAGTACTATCTCATTCTCTGCATAACAGATTGATAACAATCTTCAGATAATTATCCACAGGCAATGTTTGTGTTGGGGCTATGGGCTGTGTGTTCACAAGCTTTAAGAACACACACGCCCAGCCCATAGCCTCAACACAAACAAAAAGCCCCGCATTTCTGCGGGGCTTCTTGGTTAGGGGGTTGTTACTTCACACCGCAAGCGGTGAGAAACTTATCCCTTTGAAAGTTGCCGTTATCTGCGCCGTAGATAATCGCCAACTCGTAGGCAACCTTTTTTAATACTTCCTCATTTGCGGGGTTCATCAGTTGTTTGATGATTTCCGCGTGCGCCTTGTAGGTGGCGCGGTGCCACTTAGTAGCCATGTTTTGCCTCCAAGTCTTCCTCAATTCGTGCGTCAATCCATGAGTCATAAGCGTATTCCGCTTCTAACTTGTGCATGCGCTCGCAATCATCACAGACCGCGTCCGCTTGTCCTTCACTATAACCGCGAAACCAGCCAGCGCGGTAAGAGAAGAAGAAAACAACACCAGCAAGAATAAGGTCAATCAACAGATTGAAACCATTATAAAACATCATGCGGACACCTTTGCCTTCTGTTCATTGGCGCAATCGTAGCAAATGCGCTCGATTTGCTCCATGCACTCTAAAAGAAACGCGTCCACGCCTGAGAATACGATATTCTCAGAGGTATCACATACTCCACACTTGCCGAACATAACAACCTACCTATTCTATAAGCGCCCCTTGCGCTTATGAGATAACAATATAACAACACACCAACAACACCAAGCCGACACGATTACAGATTTATAACGATTTCTAAAAGTTATCCACAATCTCTTCAACAACTCCCTATAGAACGGGGTGGGTGGGCCAACACAAACTTTGGCAGGCTTCGGGTTTGGCGCCCTAAATAATAAAGGCCCGAGGGGGAAGTCTCGGGCCTTTGGTCTAGAAACAACAACTCATTGTGCAATGAGGTTGATGTCCTCGTGTGAATGGCTCATGGCTAGGGCCATGTCCTGCACACCTATCGCATCCAACTACGGCGCGGTATTCGTGAGGCTTATCGTTGCACCCATTAGCCTCCCAAGTGCACACCCGTGTTTCATAATCAAGCATGGAGCTCAGACCTCCACTCCTTGTATAACACCTGCGCCCTGCGTGGGTGGGTGATAATTTCAATCGCCATGTCTATTGTGTAGAGAGTCTTGGTGTAGCGTATGCGTGGCTTATCCTCCATGAACCACATCAAGCGCCCCACGGGTGAGTTCAGGTCATGAGGCCCTACATAGCGAGCGCGTCGGCGCTCGCTAAGTAGGTCTAGAAATCGGGCAATCATGCGGAGGCCTTCATATTGCCGACGATATCGGCAGCCTTGGTGAAACCATCAGCCATACCCTGAGAGTATGCGTTGCTTACAACCCCTGCTAGTAGAGACTCAACTGAGTTTCTAACATCAGGCGCGGTAAGTTTAAGAATTAAGGCGATAGCCTCGCTTCTAGCCTCGCTTGGACTTACTGACATTTTATATCCCCTAACTGTGAGCGCTTTGCCCACTGAGATAAACATATGCGATAGCCCTAACATACGCAAGCGCACATGGTCTCAGATTTATAACAATGTTATCCACATATCCACACCCCCCACCCTTAAGTCTGTGGATAACTAAGGAAGCCGCCAGGCTTTACGAGCACCTACATATGGGTGGGGTGGGCAGTAGCCCGACGGCGCGATTGCGGTGGAGTCCCAAAATATTTTTAAAAGGTACATTTACCAGGCAGTAGCCGAATAAGTTCTTTGCGCTTACCCTTTTTAATTTAGATTGCCCTTTTACCCTATTTGCCGTGGATTTTATTAACTTTCTGAACGATAGCCTGGATTGCCCTGGGCGTGTCTCACGTTTTGCTCGTATTATCTTTTCTGATGTAAATAACGGATGTGGAAGACTGGAGTGGGGAGCAGTCGCGTGGAAGGGACACTTTGAGGAAAAACACCCTGAAACTAGCCCTCAGTTAATACATATGCTTACAGAGACTTATGTGACATATATCCGTACGCTCAATCAAGAATAGGAGATACTTAAGTTATGGAACCATTCGGCCCTATTGCAAAAGGCATCGTAAGCCGCTCCAACGATTCCCGTAGAGTCATTGACTTATCCGCAACGCGAAGAGTTAAAGAACTTACGGGCAAAACGGTCCCCATCGCATTAGACAGGTCATCGCGCAACGAAGCTTTTGAAAAGCATGTTGATGAAGCTCTAAAGATGGGGAATCCCGACAAATGAGCGACATCTGTAATAAGTGCGAACATAACTTAGACGCTTACGGACTTTGCACAGAAAACGCTTGTTCATGTTTTTGTGAAAAGAGGAACTATGGCTAAGTCACCAGCGTGGCAACGCAAAGAAGGTAAGAACCCTAAAGGCGGTCTTAATGCAAAAGGCCGTGCCAGTGCAAAAGCAGAGGGACATAATCTAAAGCCACCAGTAAGCGCAAAGCAGGCTAAGAAGTCACCTAAGAGTGCTGCACGTCGTAAATCATTCTGCGCACGTATGGGCGGTATGCCAGGCGCAATGAAGAAACCTAATGGAGAACCAACACGTAAAGCTCTTTCCCTACGTAAATGGGATTGTTAATGACTCTTTCATTCTGCCGTCATGTGTATGAAGAGACAGATGAGGACATCTGTAGCGCATGTGGTCGTCTTACCCACCGCACCGATTGGGAATTACAGAACATAATGATGAAGAAGTGGTTAAAGGATAACCCTGACGCATACAAGACCGTAGGGTGGTGGAGCATATGATTAACGACCCAGCGTTAGGACGCAATAAAGCTCAGCGTGCTTTTGGCAATGATATGCCAAATAAAAAAGGTGTAAACACGAAAAAAAAGCCTCCGTTGAAGCAGAAACGCAGTCGCGTCAATGAGTTTCGAAATGACCGTAATGGTATGTTTTCGGGTCCGCGTCCAACATATGGAAGATACAATGTATCTGAACAAGCAAGTGATGTTTTAAATAACTCATTCAGAAATAGAGGAGAACGATAATGTTACCAGCAGTTGGAGCAGCAGTAGCAAGATTAGCGCCTATGATTGCACGTGTAGGCGGCTCCAGTGTTGGAAAAGCTGCAACACGCGGAGCAGTGCGTGGAGTAGAAGCTGGAGTAGCTGGTAGAGTGGCAAACATGGTACAAGGTCAAAAAGACGGCGGAACCCAACAACAGCCACCACAGCAACCTTCATATCCAAATTTTGTGTAATGAAATCGAAAGACAGCCAGTTTCCTACATGCGATAATTGTGGGAGAGAGATTCGAGGAAAGGTTCTAAGTGTTAAGACTAAATCATCTGACCAAACCTTTCATCCCGACCATCATGGATGTTCGGAAGCAAGCAGACCAAAGGATTCTAAGTAATGGCAACTACTAAGAAATTTGGACCTTACAAAGGCTCCAAAGAGAACGGAGGTCGTCCAATCTACGTCTACAAGAAAAAAGTAGGCGGTAAATGGGTTACTACTTCGAAGAATAAGGCCCGTGCCGATTATGAATCGAAGAATGGAAAGCTACCTCGAGGGACAGATGTTGACCATAAAGATAACAATCATAGCAATGACTCTAAAGGAAACTTAAGAGCATTGAAACACGGAAAGAATACTGCTAAGGAAAACAAACGCCGAGCAGGAAAGAAGGAGAACGAAAAATGAACCCTACCTCAAGACAGTTTGAAAGTGTTAATGTAATTCCTGCAGGTTCAAAGCCTAGAACAAAAGGCGCAGGTACTGAGCCATATGGCGCCCCTTATCGTGAAAGACTTGCAGATAAAGTTAACTCTTCTAGAGGAGGCGCAATGCCAGCAGGCGCATCAGGTGTTACTCGTCCAAAACCAGGTAGCGCATATGATGGTGGCAGCTACTAATGCCTATCTATCGTAAAGGTGATGACCTATCTGACCTACACAAGGCTGCTCTAGCACAGCAGATTGGTGAAGCTACTAAGCGTCGCAACATGACTGGTGCAGAGCTTACTGAGTATGACTACAACACTGGTCGTACTGGAGCTGAACGCGTTCTAACAGCTGGTCCATCAACTGACCCACGCAGAGATACTATTGGCCCTGTAAGTGGCGACCATATGAAGCGTTTTGGTGCTCAAATGCGTAATGCTAAAGCAACCAAAGAAAGAGAAATGAAGAGACGATAATGGATAAGCGTTCAGAGTCTCAATTTGTAGCGGCTGCAGCCCATGTAAAGGCTCCCAGCGTTGTTGAAGGAAAACAAATATATCAGTCTGGAACAACCTCTGTTTACTCGGGTACACCGCAAGATGTTATGAAAAACGTAGCAGCACAGGGTAGAAATTTTCAAAGACATAACGAAGGTCCTCGCTCATTACTTAAAGAGGGCGACCTAAAGTGGAAAACAGACGTTCAAGTAAGTACTCGTCCAGGAGGTCCTCCTGCAGATACTACAAAAAAAGAAGGCCGCAGAGCCGTAGCAAAAGATTTAGGTTTGCCTAATAAAAAAGAATTTAGAGCAAAAAAGAAGAAAGGTTAGTTATGGAAACTGTTGTAAAATCTAAAGAGCTTACGACAGCGGACAGGTGTGACCTTTGCAGCGCTGCTGCTCAAGTTGTATTTACATTTATGAATGGTGAGTTATATTTTTGCGGTCATCACGCAAAAGATAAACGTTCAGCACTTCTTAACCAATCAGTAGATGTGTTTGACCCCTTAAATTATTTAAATCGTTTATAATAAAATTTGTACTAACAAATTAATATTTAGGGGATAAATAAATTATATTTCTGCGATTTTTCGCAGCACTATTCCTCGCAACATTTCTATTTTTACTTGGTCAATCAACTGCGCATGCTGAAGAACCTGCTACTGACCAGCAGGTAGTTTCCCCTGCCCCAAGCCCAGCTCCTGTAGATGGGGCTACAGTAACTACTTCTTCTGAAGCCTCTCCACAACCAACGTCAGCTCCTCAATCAACTGGTGAGAGTTCTTCAAACTCTTCTTCAACTGATTCAGCTCCACAATCGTCTTCAGCTTCAGATACTTCATCGCCATCGCCCAACCAATCAACCATGCAATCGGCAGAGCCAGTAGCCACACCAACAAATAGTCCTGAACCAATTACTGTTACCTCCGTACAAGAAAAGATTGAAACTGCTACGGCAACTGTAGCAAACACAATTATACCAACTACGGTTTCTTCTGACACCGCAGTTGTAATAGCTGTTACAGAAGCAACAACTGCAATTACAACTGCACAGACAGCAGTTGAGAGTGCAACTGTTTTAGTGCAAGCTGCTGAAAGCGCTACTGCACTTATAGCACCTGCCGCAGCAGCTGTAGAAACCGCTACCACTACAGCTGCTGTTGCAGCTACCGCAGTTACTGAACAGACTACTGTTGTTGCAACAGCCACAACCGCTGTGGAATCAGCAACTGCAACAGTTGTCACAGCTACAGCAGCAGTAGAGAGCCAAACTGCCGTAGTAGCCACTGCTACAACTAACCTTACTAACGCTCAAACTACTCTAACAGAACTTCAAAATACCCCAGCCGATTCTAAAACGTATACAACTACAGGATACGTAGCCCCAGAGCCAGTAGTAACGCCAAACGTTACTACGACCACCCTTCCAGTTATGTATGATGCATCAACTAAAATTCAAACGCCTTTTGATATAAAAATGGGAGACACCGTATACAACGGTCAGGGTGCAGATAGCCAGATTTACGTAACTTCAAAGGCAACTATTACATTTGGCACTGGAGACCATATCTGGTGGGATTTTCCTAATGGACCAAGCATCTCAGTATTTGCCAGCGACTATATGAATGCTGGCGCAGGAACTTCTACAGTTGTTAAAACTACAGAAACAACTTTAGAAGTTGATTGGAACCTAAAGAAGTTTGGTGACAACAACAGCCCCATAACCAACGTTAATTGGAAAATGACAGTAAACCCAACAACTGGTGAGTGGACTGGTGTGGGAACGGTTGCTGGAAACACCACTAATCTTTGGTATCCGCAACGCACTGGTGTTCGTGAAGTTGCAGGTGAGCCTGTACAAACAATGACTAATGTAACCAATGAAACTTTAACCGCTCAAATTGAAACTCAAACAGCAGTAGTTGCTGATAAGACAGAGGTTAAAGCAGCAGAAGTTGCTGTTCTTACAACCCTTACAGCAGAGAAAACAACAGCAGAGACAGCACTTGCAACATCTCAGACCACATTAACAACAGAAACTCAAACATTGTCTAACCTCCAGGCTGAGAAAACTACTGCTGATGCTGCTGTTGTGTCAACTACTGCTGTTCTTACACAGGTTACAAACGATGCAGCAACTGCTACTTCTGCAGCTAATGCTGCTTTAAATACTGCTAATACTCTTGCAGATGTTGCGGTAGAAAAATCTACTCAGGTTGCGAGTGTAGTCGCCACTGCTGTTTCTCAACTGCCTGTCGTGCAGCCTCAGCCGACAACTCCGCCTCCTGCAACTCCTTCTCAACCAGAAGTTTCTTCTTCAACGCCAACTGAGCCTGCAAATCCAGGAACTCCAACGTCTCCTTCTGACGATGTTTCAACCACTCCTCCTCAGACAGATTCTGAAAGTCCATCTAATCCTCTTCCTCCAACTGATACTGAACCTCAGCCCGATTCTCCATCTCAACCTGAAGGTCAGGAACAATCTCAAGAGCCTTCCGAAGATGAGGCTCAAAACCAAGAATCCAATCAGGAATCTGACCAGAATCCTGAATCTCCTGACGAGCAAGAATCAACTGATGATACGCCTGAACAAGATGAGAGTAACACATCTGATGATGATATTGATAGTTCTGAAGACTCATCTGAAGAACCTACAAACTCAGAAGAAGAACAGCAAACCACAGACCCAGAGTCACCAGAAACAGACCCCGAACAAAGCGGCGAAACTGACGAGTCTCAAAGCGAGAGTAATACTGAAGAATCAGAACAGCCACAGTCAGAAGAACAAGAGCAAGATAATCCGTTGGAAGAAACATCTTCTGATAATACACCAGATGAGGTAATAAGTGAAGCACTGGCTGACGGAAAGCTTACAGATGAAGAAAAGGCCGCCGTTGTAGAAGCTTTGGTTTCTAATTTAGAACCTGGAGAGGTTGTTAGTGTTGAGGCTCTGCAGGAAGCTGGATTAACCTATGAAGACCTACCTCCTCAAACTCCAGTCGACGTTCGTACTGATGAGAACGGTAATCCCGTTATAATTGAAGCAGAGGTTGCTGCGGCGCTAGTCTTATTAGAGAACCCCGCAGAACTCATTGGCGCAATATTCGATGACCCAGGTCAGGTCTTAACAGCACTCGGAAATATCGGTGCTGATATGTCTCCAGAAGAACGAGAAGAAGCAACCAAAATGGTGGTTGCAACTGTTATCGCTGCTGGAGCGGCTCTTAATGCAGTCGGTGCAGCAGTCGGTGGTTCACCCGCACCAAGTGGTGGTGGGGGGAGCAGTAACTCTGGAGGTGGAGCACCTTCTGGAGATAGTAGGGCCGTTAGGAGACGCAAGCCATGAATCTAATTAAGAAGTTAGCACGAGACTTTATTGAGCAAACCTGGACACTTCTTGGAATGTTCATTGCCTGGGTCGTTTTAGACGGTAGCGCTAAGACAGTAGTTGGGTATGCAATTTTGTTCAGCCTTGGTGCTTGGGCAATTACTTACCCTATTCGTAACCCAAAGGAAGAAGATTAATGAAATCAATAGGTAATATTTTATTAAGAATTGTTGCTACTTTTGCAGCTAGCGGACTTTCAGTTATTGGTGCTGGAGCAATTGCAGGCGTGGACACTTTAACGGCTGTTGCTGTTGCTGGTCTTACCGCTGTTGCCGCAGTAGTAGAGAAGCTAGCACGTGGCTTTATGAATGACGGCAAGCTTGACCTTGACGAAATTAACGCGGCATTTGCTGCAGTTGATACAAAGGCTAAGAGCGCAGCTGACCTTCAAGTAGAAGCTAAGCAAAACGGGCACAACATCACAATTGCTGCTGGAACAGGCGCAGTTAGTTATGCAGCCGCAGAAGAGCTGTCAGCTGCTCCAGCTAAGGTTGGAAATCACCAACCAGACGCACATGACCCAGACGACGAGTGGGATAAGGACTAGTTCCTTAAAAACTAAGCCGCATAAGGCACTCTAACGGGTGCTTTATGCGGTTTTACTATTAGAAAGCACCTACAATCGGAGTATGACAATGCTGAGTAAGGGATATAAGCGCTCTGGTGGGCAAGGCGGTGGCAGCAAAGGCGTAGCTGCAAGCGGAATTGAGGCTCTTAGCTCTAGAGCTAGCACTGGTTCTCGCAAATCTATGCCAAAAATGGCATCAACCCAATCAGCAACTAAAGCAATTTACAAAAATAAAGCTAAAGAGCAACAAAAAGCTAATAGATACGTAAAAACCTCATCAACTAAGCCTGCTCCAGCTAAAAAAGCACCTGCAAAAAAAGCACCAGCTAAAAAAGCAGTATCTTCTAAACCAAAATCTGAAAAAGCGTTGTCAGCAGAGTATAAAAGTGTAGGTTCTGATACCTCACACCTACCACCAGTTAACTTAACGGGCAAACAATTCAATGGCAAAGCGTAAAAGAAGCAAGGCTTCTATAAAATCAGAAATTACCGCCTCAACTACCTCTTCAGTTAAGGCAGATACGGCGTCTCGCCAATTTAGGGACCGTAAAACCTTTGTCATGTCACCTATTAAGCCTAAAGACACTCATGCGCTACAATGGAACCGTTGGTCCCCATGAGATATAAGGAGTTTTTACAAGCAGAGCCTAGACCAATACAGGTTCAAGACTCTAGATTTGGTTTACGTAAGTTCTTTACAACGGATAAAGAAAAACCTAGTATTGTCGTCTGGAACCAGCCAGGCAAAGGACCAAATGGCGAAAGCCAGAATTAGTATTTGAAAGGACTACAATGGCAGCATCATATCCAGGTTCGGTACGAGTATTTGATACAAAGTTTAATATCACCGACACCGTAGACGCTTCGCACCCCAACTCTTTACAAGAAGAGGTAGTTGCTATGCAGTCTATTATTGGTACAAACCCCCATGTTTCTACTGCTGCTAATCCTACAACCGCTTTTGTCGCCAGCTCCTTTACATACGGAAGCCTTTCTGCACGTATTGCTAACATTGAAAACGGTGTTGTAGCTGATTCACACACTCAGTATCTGCGTAAAACTGCAGACGGTGCTAATAGCAACAGAGTTGACACTGGTAATTCAGCAAATCGCGGAATTATTGTACGAGGGGCTCAAAATCAGACTGCAAACCTTCAAGAATGGCAAAATGACATTGGAGTTGTTCAAGCGGCTGTTACCCCTACTGGATTATATACTGGCACCATAAACGCAACCAACATTATTGGTAGCGTAACCGCAATTCCTCAAGACGCAACAATTGAACAAAAATCTTCTAATTTTTCATTAGTATTAGCTGATAAAAACAAAGTATTTTGGTGTATTAACACTGGTGCGGTTTTAACAGTGACTATTCCTCTAAATGCTAGCCAAGCTTTTCCAACTGGTTCTCAAATAACTTTTATTCGTGGACAAAACCAAAATGTAACGTTTGTTGGAGAATCTGGCACAGTTGTATTAGGCGCAACTCCTGGTCCAAACTTAAGAACGCAGTGGTCAGCAGCCACTCTTATAAAGCTTGCTGAGAATACCTGGACTCTACTTGGCGATTTGAGCGCCTAATGTTAATTAGAGTCGGACCAGTTGACTCCCAGAAAAAAGTACCGCCTGGTGTAGCAACTCTAACCTCAGCAACTGATACTGGGTCTAATAGAAACTTTGATGACGGTGCGTGTAACCTAACATGGACTGCGCCTACATTTGATGGAAAATCACCGCTTGTAGGCTATGACCTTGTTGCTACTCCATCTGACGGTGGTGCAACTATTACTACACAGGTTGGGCTAACAACAACTGGAAATGTTACTGGTCTTCGTTCTGGTATTGAGTACACTTATACAGTTAAGGCTAGAAATCAAAGTAGTACTGGACCTAACTCAGCTGGCAGAGGACCAATTAGAGCTACTACAAAACCCAATATCCCTACAAACGTTTCAGCTTCTAATTTAAATACTGGAAGCACCGCATCAGTTTCATGGTCCGCCCCAGCTAACGGCGGCTCAACAGTTACTCAATATACTGTAAAGATTGTTGGAACTAGTACAACTCTAACAACTTCTGGTACCTCTCTTACCTTTACTGGATTAACTAACGGCAATAGTTATAGTTTTGTTGTTACTGCTACAAACGCAAACGGAACCAGTGCTGAATCAAACCCGTCTAATGTTGTCGGTATTACTCAACCTGCGCCTGCGCCTGCGCCTGCTCCATCACCTAGTGGTAGTACCTGCACAAGTTGTTTCCAAGACACTGGAACTAGCTATTGTTCTGGAGCAAATTTAGTAATTAACCAAACAGACCCTTGTTGTGGAAGAACAACAACGCCAAGAGTTGTTACAGTTAACGGCTGTGCTTCTCCAACTCCAACTGCTCCACCAGTAACATGTTGCCAAGATGACGACGCAGGATTTTGCAATAACGGTACTTGGTTTCAAAATCAATTCGACCCCTGCGGAAGCACTTACTGTTCCCCAAGAAATACTGGAAGTCCTTGCACCACAAGCGGTCCCTATGATGCAAACACCACATATTGCATATATACCAACTCGTTTGTTCCAACTTCGGGGTACCCAGGAAACTGCCAACCTGCCCCAACTCCAACAGCTGCTCCGACTCCAACTACTGCTCCAACTCCAACTGCTGCTCCTGGACCTGACGCTTTTGGTTGCCCTCCAGGCACTGGATTTGCTGGCGTTGGTCGAGGATGTATACCTACTGGTCCTGTGCCAACAACTGCACCAACTCCAACTGCCGCACCAGTAGTTGTAACCCCTACTCCACCATCTCAACCATTTGCACCGTGGCCAGAGTATTTCTACACAGGCGTTGGTGGTACTCCGCAGGCGCCAAGACCGCAATACCCTTACTACTGCTTATCTATTGACAGCATGATTCCTACTCCAAATGGGGATAAAAGGTTATCTGAGTTAAAAATTGGTGACCAGGTTATTTCTGCACGCTTTGAGGAGATTGACCCAGACGACCCAAACGCAGACTTAATTGTGGATACTTGGTCTTCAGACAGCTTTACCTATCGTGAACTAGATATAACAACAATTGTTAATATCAGGGAGTGGGAAGAAACTGGCCGCTACACTATTAATAATAGAATTCATGTAACGGGCTCTCACCCATTTGTTGCAAAAGAAGCCGCTGATGGGCGCTATTACTATACTCGCGCCGCTCAGCTTGTAGAAGGAGACCTCTTGTTTGATGGAGATTTAGAGACTTGGGTCCCTATAACAAGCATTACTTATGCTCCAAACATTAGATTTAAAGTTCGTACTCTTAGCACCGAGCCCTATGATATGTTCTTCGCAGAGGGTATACTAGTTCACAATAAGTAAAGGACCTAATATGGAATCAAAAATCGTTGCACCAGGGATAGTTTTATTTGAGAACATAGTCCCTGACTATAAAGAGCTAGTACAAGACATAGAAACAGTAGGCAATTCACCATCTAAAGTAATTAGGTGGAAACGAGCTACCGTAGGTTCTCCTACCTCTGGAACTCAAGTACATGAGGCTAGAACCAACTCATCTATTCATCTTCAAGCAGATTGGGCTACTTTAGAAAATCCAGATTTAAATGCTGGAGGACAGTTAGCAGTAAAACTAATTAATAACATTCAAGATGCGTATAACAAATATAAAGAATATTACCCAACGGTAAATTCTGGAGAAATTCCAGTAAGCCCTATTATTCTACGATATCAAACTGGTCAAAAATACGATATGCACGCAGATGCTGGGGGAGGAAATAACCGCGTATTATCTTTAGTTTGGTATGTTAATAATGAGTATGAGGGTGGAGAAATTGACTTTCCATACTTTGGGTATAAGTTAAAGCCACCAGCTAATTCTATGATTTTCTTTCCTTCTAACTACATTTATGCACATATAGCTCACCCAGTAACTGATGGAACAAAGTATGCTGTGGTTATGTGGATACTGGAAGACACAACTCATTTATGAAATATTTTTCTGATGATGCGGATATGGGTACTCGCCCAATTGTAAAAGACCCAATTATAGTAAGTGACGTGCTAGAGCCAACTAGATTTGCAGAGGTTGTAGAAACGGTTACTAACTACCCTTTGGATGAGCTTAGTTACGATAGAGGTTTTGGCCGTTTTATGTTAAAGCCTGGGTCAAGTACCTTGCCAGACGACCTATTAAAGGAATGTCAGCAAAAAGCAAGAGATATATTTGACAGCCAAACTCTTCTACCCACATATGCTTGCTACGTAAAGTACAAAGGTGCTAGAGCTAACTTATTGCGCCATAAAGACAGCAATGCTTGCACATATACGATTGACCTTTGTTTAACACAAATGGTTGAGTGGCCGCTGTACGTTGAGGATAAAGAGTACATATTGCAACCAAATCAAGCTTTGTGTTTTTATGGAGAAGACCAACTTCATTGGCGCGGACCATATCCAGAAAAAGATACAAATATAATAGATATGATATTTCTACACTATGCAGAACCAGACCACTGGTATCACACCAAAGGAGCGGAGTACTACAAAACAATAATGGCTAGACACAACGCTGTGATGTAATGCCAGTAATTAAGTTTTATCCTACTGACGAGGAAGTAGGAGGTTTTGCTCCTCCTCCAGTCCCCGTTCGGACAATGATGCCAGAATGGTTTAGAAAGCTTCCGCCTTACTTAACTCAAAAGCCAGAAGTTGTAAAAGCTATTGACGATTCTCCAAATGGTGGTCATTTTTTAAACGTAACTGGTAAGAAGTGCATGTCTATGATTGATACGTTTACCACTGGGTATTACTTTCTATGTCCCGTAGATATATTTATAGACACTACAAATCCAAAAGACATTCAATTAAAGTGGAGAAACCCTCGTTACGAGTTTATATTAACGCACAACCCAGAGCAGGTTGGAGATTACCCTATAGATGACAACCTTTGTGAGGATATTTTAAGATGGGTTCCTTTTTGGTGCGCCGTAACCCCAGAGGGATATAGCACACTTATTATTACCCCAGCCCATAGACCAGACCTTCCTTTTGTAACAATGACTGGAATTATAGACACAGACAGCATGCCTTCGGCTGGAGCTTTACCTTTTCACATAAAGAAAAACTATAAAGGAATTATTAAACGAGGAACTCCTATTGCTCAGGCTATACCCTTTAAAAGAGAAGAGTGGAGTTCTGAAATCGTAGAGGAAAGAAGTCAGGAAGTTCGTGATAGGCTAAATCTGATAAACTCTTCCTTTTCAGGAATGTATCAAGAAAACATGTGGGAGAAGAAGACGTTTAAATGAGCAAAATTTCAGATAGATTTAGAAACAGTGATAAGGGTAAAAACCTCCCCAAACCAGTTAGGCCGTGGGATTTACTAAAAACCTCTGAGCCTAGGGCAACGGATGACGTTGCTTCAGACAGGTTGTCTATCTGCAGGTCTTGTCCTGAGTTAATGCCCCTTACTGGTCAATGTAAAAAATGTGGTTGTGTTATGCATTTAAAAGTAAAACTAGCAAAAGCCTACTGTCCACTTCATAAATGGGCCCCAACCCACGATACGGAATAAAAATGACCCCAAAACTGCTGGTAAGCATCGTAAACTACAAAGACCCAGAGTTTTTTGAAACTGTGAGGAGTCTTTGGGACACTTGCGAGTTTAAAGATTCTATTGTGTTTTCTTTAGTTGATGAGGATGAAGCGCCTAAAGATTTTTCTTTTATTCCAGAAAAAAATTTAATTTACAGATATTTTTCCTCCGATAAATATTATGGCGGGCTGTGTTGGGCAAGAAACTTAGCTACAAAGGTAGATTTTAACTATGATTACTTTGTTCAGTTTGATTCCCATTCTAGAGCTCGTAAAGGGTGGGATATAAGGGGGTACGAAAACTATAAATATATAGAAGCGGCGTTTTCAGAAGAAAAAGTATTAATTTGCTATGCGCCTCCTTCTTATTTTATAGATAAAGAAGGAAATGTAGATATAGAACTAGAAACCAACAAGTTTGGACAAAGAGCTGTTTGGTATAAAGACTTAGTTCCAGGATATGAATTTCCTGGGTATAGAGAATTAACTGGAACAGAGGTTGCAAAAACATATTGGACCACTTGTATGTACATGTTTGCTCCAAAAGCTTGGATAGATGAAGTCGGAGTAGATGGGATTGGGGCTTTTAGTACTGAGGAGTTCAATCAATCTATAAGAACGTTTTCAAAGGGTTGGTCTATATACGCAATTGGGGCTAGAGACGTTTTTCATCAACACCATGATTCTTGGGGACGAAACTATACAAAGGCAGCTTTACGGCCTTGGGGTGATGAAAGAGAAAACGCTTATTGGGACCATGTACTAAGGGCTACTAACCACCTTGGCAGACTTCTAGCTGGGTTAGAAGACGTGCCTATAGAAAAAGTAAAAGAATTTTTTAAAGTGACTGAAATAGATGAGCGTTTCTTAGATATGTCAGACGCTTACTACGATACGGTTAATGCACGAGGTAAAGCTTTGGGAATGCCACCAAGACCAAACAGAAACGGCATGCCCCCTCTACCCTCTCCAGACGCACCAGTATTTAAGCCTGACAGACCGTAAATACTCTTAGACAATAGGTAAGGCGCCCCCGATATCAGGCGTTCACTACCACTCTAGAGAATAGGTACAAAATGGCAACAGATTCTTCAGGTCGACAGGCCGTCGATTTTGTATGGGGCAACTTCCCTATGCAGCCAAACGACGACCGTGCGGCTACAGTCACCAACACTGGTGGTTCAACTGGCGATTACGGTTGGGCACAGACTACAAAAGTAGCAAGCGCTCGTCTTGACGCAGCTCTTGACAATCACGCAAACGTAGAAGCTGGATGGTCAGGCTATCCAACATTTACTGCAAGCGCAACTGTAGCTAGCGCAAACGCTCTTCAGTTCACAGTAACTAACGCTGCTAACGGCGGCTTAATTACTGGTCAGCGCGGTAAGGTTGAGTCAACAACTGCTCTAACAGCAGCTGATGGCGTAGGTCTTGGAAACATTATCGTTCCTAGCGTACTTGGCGATACCACAGCAGTAGCTATTGACGAACTACGCGATGCTGGTTACGAGTTGGCTAACATTACAACGGCTTCAGCAGCTACTAACGCAGCTGTAACCGTTACAGCAGCAGCACGCACAGCTGGTCAGACAACCACAACCATTACCGCAGCCTCACACGGCTACGTTACTGGCAACAAGGTTACGCTTTCTTCTGTCGATGCTTCAGTCAACGGAACATACACAGTTACACGCCTTACAGACAACACCTTCACAGTTACAACTACAGCAACCACAGTCTTGGCCCTCACAGGCATTACAGGCTCAGTTGTGGCAGTTGCTGGAACTATCAAGTCCCAGAGCACTGCAGCTGGTGCAGCAGGCGTTGCAACAACAGCAACAATTACTATCACCCCTTGGGCTGCTGCTTCCGCAGGGGGCTTTTTCTTTTAAGCTAGTTTATTGTCGGAAACTCCTTATAGAAGTCTTCAAATCTTTCTCCATTTGTCTGCCCTGGGTACACCTTCCACGATGTCCAGTCAGCTCCTCTATTTGACATGTGATACGCAATTTTTGCGTTAGTCACGGGGTCAAAGAGTTCTTTATTAGTTTGTAGGTTAAATTTTTCTCGCCTATCCGCTCCTAGGTCACCAAGCATATTGATTTGGAAGATGCCATATGAGTTATCTCCCGTGTTCGTATTGTCGTTGTGGGCAATAGGTCGGCCGTTCGATTCTTTCATCGCTACGGCCCAAGCAGTCCTGAGGGCCTTTCCCTCAAACCCGACTGCTTGAAGCAGGTCTTTAAGTTCCGCCTTGTCTAACGACTTGGCATTCTTAAAGTCAGCTAACGGGTCTTCGACTACGACTATAGGTCGTACCGCTTCTTGTGTACCCACATCCGCTCTTGCTGCTGCAATTACAAATGGGCTACCAATCAGTACCATGACATAAACCATGATAATTGCCAGTTGGCTGTTTTGCTCTTTGCTGATATTAAGCATTTGATTGCTCCTCTCAGTAGTGGCAAAAGGCTCCATTGCTGGAGCCTTTCAGGTTCTAGACTGCCACAGAGTTACAGCAACGGTCAAGTTAAGCCACGCATAGAAAAAATAATTTTTTTACGCTGACATAATTAAAATCTCAGTATTTAATATAAATACGGTATTTCTGCATTTTATTGCTACACGGACAACATACACGCGTATTCTAATTTAAACTACCATGGGGAGCAGTAAATGTCTTTTGCAGAATGGGCCGCTACGCTAGCTAGCTTGTCAGCTTTTGGAGCCGCAATCATTGCGGCTACATCATGGATATTAAAGAATTATCTAAAGAACTTTGTTCACGAGTTGAAGCCCAATGGAGGCTCCTCAATAAAAGACACCGTTAATAAGATTCACTTGGAGCTCACCGACCTTCGCATCTCGGTAGCCCGTCTAGAGGGGCGTTTTACCCAGCACCTAGAAGACGGAAAAGAGTAATTTAGCCTGACATTACATTTCTCCTGGGGCACACTAGTAGGTGACCTAAAAGGAGATTTTGATGGCAGAACAAGGTACCGCCGCCCGACTAGTAGAAGTCGCGCTTGGCGAGGTTGGCTATATTGAAGGTCCTAAAGACAATGAGACCAAGTATGGCAAATTTACAAAAGCAAATTATCAGCCATGGTGTGGCAGCTTTGTAATGTGGTGCGCCAATGAAGCTGGCGTTAAAGTTCCTAATACTGTTTATACCCCAGCAGGCGCAGAAGCTTTTAAAAAAACTGGTCGCTGGCATGAAGATAATCCACAGCCTGGAGATATCGTATATTTTGATTTTCCCGCAGACGGCGTAGACCGCATTTCTCACGTAGGTATTGTTATTAAAGATAACGGTGACGGAACTGTAACCTGCGTAGAAGGAAACACAGCAGGAGACCCTAAAGGTAATCAGCGCAACGGCGGCGAGTGCTGCAAGAAAATTCGCGCTTATAAGAAAAACAATGCTAAGAAACTTCAGGTTGGAATCGTTGGTTTCGGCCGTCCAAAATTTGCTGGAGCACCTGCTGCTGCCCCAGCTGAAAGTAATATCTGTCCTACTTGCAAGCAGCCAGTAAAATAAGGAGATAACATGAATAAAGCTATGATTGAGTCCTATGCACGTAACCTGCTTGGTCAAGTTATTGGTGCCGTGATGATTGTCATGCAGACAAGTGGAGTTGCAACCCCTCTTGAGTTCGGTGCATCAGAATGGCTTTTAGTTGCTAACGCACTATGGGCATCATTAGTGCCTGTTGCACTTCGTTGGGTAAATAAGAAAGACCCAGCATTTGGTCGCATTGCAGACGCTGCGGCAAAAGAAATTACAAAAAAAATTGCAGCTGAAGTTAAAAAGTCAGCTAAGAAGAAGTAAGGGGAAGACACATGGCAAGCAAAACTCAATGCGATAACTGCGATAACTCCGCATCCTATACATGTGCAGACCCAGGTGTAAACCCTGTTAACTACTGCACAGACTGTCTTCCAACCTGGCTACTGCAAAGAGCTGAGGCTGGTCACTTTCCATTAGTTGAACAGCTTCCAGACTCTGATAAACCAAAGAAGAAGGCTGAAGCAAAAGCAGAAGCGTCTTCGGCAGATGAAGGTAATTAGAAAACAGGCTGTACAGGTACACCCAGTACCAGACCGTATAACTGAGCCTCAGGGCACTTTTCCTAGAGAACTGTTTAGGGAACAGAGGATAGTCACTGACTATCAGTCTGCCTATGATGAAGATGGGTCAGATGTACCTATTGGCGGCACTGTTCAAAATAACTTTGAACGCGTAATGCGTTGTGCCCGTTGTTTTGAAAAAGTGCTACAGTCTGAGACTAAAGACCATGTTTGCGAGGACGTAGCCGAAGATGCCGAAGAAGAATAGCGGTTATTACAAACGCTCCGCCGATAACGCAAATCGAGTACTAAACCTATCTCAGGCATTTGCTGAAAAACTTGGCGTTCAATCTCCAATTGATAAGGCGTTCTCTGCCGCTATCCCCATGGAAATCTCTCAGGGGTTTAGACAAAGGTCTGCTAACACTACTAACCCTTCACGCCCAAGAGCGCAAGCAATTGCTTATCATTCAGAAACTAAAGTTTTATATGTGGTATTTAGAGACGGTACTTGGTGGGAGTATAGAAATTGCCCACCTATACATTGGCAAAACTTACAGACAACAGAATCAACTGGTAAATATCTAAGAGAAAGCGGCTTAGACAAATGGCCAGACATGGGACCAGCAAACGTCTCAGACTTACCAGAGGATGGTGGACTTTCCGCATCTTCTAAAGAGATGTTAAGTTATGCAGCTGAGGTATCAAAAAGAATGCAGGCAGATACGGAGTTTTAATATATGAAGTCAATCGGACCACTATATGTTGGCAAACTTAGATACTGGCATAAAAAAGCCCTACCCATTTTAGAATTAGGTTCTACCCAAGAAACCGACTTCCCGTATAGGAAGGGAAAGTGTTTAGTATTTAGAGCTCCGTTTACTGAGCCTGGTTATTACTGTGGGGTGTTTTATAAAACCCCAAATGTGGCGCCTGATGACGAAGACGCTATTGATAGGCTATTCTTAGATGCTATGAAAGGCAGAAAAGCCTGGGTACCTGAAGATGGAGCATATGATGAGTTTTTTTAAAAAGGAACCGTGGGTAAAGCCTTTCCCTGAAAAAGTGGCTAAACGAGTATCTAGGATTCCAACAGCTGAGTTAGAGATGTGGGCTGAGCAGGCTCTGATTGAGATATCCAAGTGTTTATCTGGATATTCAAAGAAAAGGGACCAGGTTTACATTGATGAGGCCCTAAAGGGCTCTGAAGCCCTCCACGCAGTCATTGACGAGTTGCATCGCCGAGTGACTATCAAATAGGATTATGATAGAATTAGTTCTGCCTCTCTCTTCCTCTCCCGTGTGATGGCCAAAGAACCTGGGTTTCAACATCCAGGTTTTTTGTTTTCCTCTAAACTTTTCATATGGAGAATTACAACGTGCTAGAAGATGAAGAAGACGACCAATTTTTTCCAGACGATGAGCTGGAGGATGAAGATAGTATTCCTGAAGAGGTTGAAGAAGAACTTGATGAGCTTTCTAAAGAGTTTGTAAAAAAACTTGTAGATAAAACAATTACCTTTATGAACGCCCTTGTTGGGCATGAGCTACACCCATATCAAATGCCGCTTGCGCGTCGCATCATTGAGTCCGTAATTATTAACGACGGTGAAGAAATTACAGCACTAGCTGCACGTCAGTCAGGTAAATCAGAAACTATTGCTAATACCGTAGCAACATTGATGGTTCTTTTGCCACGTTTAGCAAAAATGTATCCAGACTTATTGGGTCAGTTTAAAGACGGTATTTGGGTAGGCATGTTTGCTCCTGTTGAAGGTCAGGTAGAAACGCTATTTGGTAGAACTGTTAATAGACTTACTAGTGAGCGTGCACAAGAGATTTTAGGCGACCCAGAGATTGATGATTCCCTTGGAAAAGTCCCTGGAGTTACACGACAGATTAAACTTAAAAACTCAGGTAGTAGCCTCATGATGATGACTGCTAACCCGCGTGCAAAGATTGAGTCCAAGTCCTTCCATCTTATTGTTATTGACGAGTGTCAAGAAGCAGACGATTTTGTAGTATCTAAATCTATCTCTCCTATGTTGGCGTACTACTCAGGAACTATGGTTAAGACTGGTACACCAACAACTTCTAAGAACAATTTTTACCGTTCTATTCAGTTAAATAAGCGCAGACAAACAGCAAGGTCTGTACGTATGAATCATTTTGAGTGGGACTATAAGGATGTTTCTAAGTTCAATGCTAACTACGCAAAGTTCATCAAGAAAGAGATGTTGCGTATTGGTGAGGACTCTGACGAGTTCCAAATGTCGTATAACTGCAAGTGGTTACTAGAACGAGGTATGTTTGTAACCTCAGCTATTATGGATGAGCTGGGCGACACTTCTCAGGAAACCGTTAAGGCTTGGCACCGTTCTCCAGTGGTAGTTGGTATTGACCCAGCCCGTAAGTTAGACTCTACAGTTGTAACAGTTGTCTGGGTAGATTGGGACCGCCCAGATGAGTTTGGATATTTTGACCACAGGGTCCTTAATTGGCTGGAGCTACAAGGTGATGACTGGGAAGACCAATATTTTCAAATTACTAACTTCTTGGGTAATTATGACGTACTTGCTGTTGGCGTTGACGCTAACGGCGTGGGTGATGCGGTTGCACAAAGACTCAAACTCCTCCTCCCACGAGCAGAGGTTCATGCCTTAACTAGTAGCCAACCTGAACAATCTAAACGTTGGAAACACTTAAAAGCACTAATTGACAGGCGAATGATTGGCTGGCCTGCACACGCCAAAACTAGAAGACTGCGCACATGGAAGCGTTTTTACCAACAAATGACAGATTTGGAAACTAAATTTACTGGACCAAACTTTCTTGCCCATGCCCCTGACGAAGCCCATGCCCACGATGATTATGCCGATAGTTTGGCCATAGCCGTATCCCTAACCTTGGATATGACCATGCCTTCTGTAGAGGTCTCTACGTCCCCGTTCTTTTCTAGGTAGTTACCACTTTAGCCTGACTTTACGGCCAATACGTAGGACACTTTTATACGAGGTCCTCAACCCTTTAATAAGGAGTATAAAAATGGCAATTGCCCCAACACCTAAGTTCCCTGAGCGTCCAGGAAATATTTACGACCGTAAAGTTTCCGCAGCGACTCCTGGACAGCGCGGCCCACTTCGTTTTGAAGAAGGCTTAGCAACAGATACAGATATCCCAACACAGTTTACTAACGGCGCTATGCAAGGCTACGAGCCAGCTGCAGGACGCCCTAATCGTAACAAGCCAGTGCACACAAAGACCGCAGAAGAAACAATGCGCGAACGTGCACATGTTGGTTCAGCTGCATGGGTAGAAGCACCACAGAATCTCTCAGAGTTTTCTTCAGGCGCTTTTGCAGACCACGGCGACAACCGCTTCGAACAAGAAGTTCGCAACGGCGCTCGCCAGTACAAGTCTAACCCAGCAGTAGTCGAAGACTAAAAAAGAGTCCGCGCCACCCCTGCACCGTATCTAAGTGCAGGGTTGGCTCTCTTTAAGGATTAACTATGGCACTGATTCAAGGTAAAGAAGTAAAGAAGACGGAAAAGCAGGAACCTGCTAATCCAAAACTTTACAACATGGTTGTTGCGCAGGCTCGCGCCAAATTCACCACTTATCCTTCCCCTGCCGCTGCTCACTGGGTTCGTAGCCGTTACAATCAACTTGGTGGTCAATATGTTAAATCTAAGAAAGAAGTAGACCCTCGTTTTCGCGACTACGCCGCTGAAGAAAAGAAAAAGAAGGAAGACCAACAAAAAAAGAAGGTCACCAAGAAGGTGGGTAAGGGTAATATCAGAGGCGAACGCTTCCGCTAATATAAATAGCGTGGTACCCTTTCCTGGTTGTTTTTAGAAAAAGGTGGATAGTTGAGCGGCATTGATTTTTCTCCCCCAAGTTATAGGGCAGCGTCCTCTGACTTAACTATTTCCATTTCCCCGCTAGGATTGGTGGAGCTTGCAGATGAAGAATTTGAAGTTCATGGTCCGCGTCTTAATCGTTATTCTCTTAACTGGGCTATGTATTTGGGCCACCATTACTCCTATCGCCGCCAGGTTGGCGATGCACAGTTAGTACTTAATTACTACAGAGCATTTACAGACTTTATTATTAACTTTACTTTTGGTAAAGGGGTAAACTTCCGTTCACCAAAAGAAACAGAAGCTATTGTTCCAGACATTCTAGAACGTGTATGGGAAGTAGATAACAACAAGGCAACAGTCCTATGGGAAATGGGTCAGCAGGGAACTGTATCTGGTGACTGCTTTGTAAAGGTTGCATACGAAGAACCTTGGACAGATACTTCAGGATTTCAACATCCAGGTCGTGTTCGTATTCTCCCACTAAACGCGTCGTTCTGTTTTCCAGAGTTTCATCCACATGACCGTGAACGCCTTATACGCTTTAAATTAAAGTATCGTTTTTGGGGCACTTCTCTTGAAGGTACACGTCAAGTGTTTACTTATACTGAAATCCTCACTGATGACATTATTGAGGAGTATATAAATGATGAACTCATTGACTCGCGCCCTAACCCGCTTGGTGTTATTCCCATTGTTCACATTCCAAATGTTCGCGTTAGCGGTTCTCCTTGGGGCCTTGCTGATTGCCATGACGTTATTAATATTAACCGCACTTATAACGAGACTGCTACTGATATCGCTGACATCGTTAATTATCACGCTGCTCCCGTCACAGTCATCATTGGTGCCAAAGCTTCACAATTGGAAAAGGGCGCTAACAAAGTCTGGGGCGGTCTACCAAAAGATGCAAAAGTAGAAAACCTAGAAGGCGGAGCACAAGGACTTAAGGGCGCTATGGAATTCTTAGCTATGCTTAAAAAGTCTATGCACGAAATGATTGGTGTTCCAGAAACAGCACTTGGACAGGCACAGCCTATTTCTAATACATCAGGCGTGGCTTTATCTATTCAGTTCCAGCCTTTGATGAACCGCTACCACCAAAAGATTATTCAATACGCTCGCGGTCTAGAAAGAATTAATGACCTAATTCTTCGCAGTATTGCTATTAAAGAACCAGAGATGATGGTTTGGGACCCAACCCGCAACGTTAAATTAAAGAAGGGCCAGGTAGACAGACTTGACCCACACGACCCTCTAACTTATTTAACCTACGTTCATTTCCCACAACCATTGCCATTAGATAAGCTTATTGCTCTTAACGAAGTTCAATCCATGCTTTCCCTTGGTCTTGAGTCCAAGGAAGGCGCCCTTCGTACTTTGGGAGAAGAGTTCCCAACAGAGAAACTTAGTACCAGAAGAGTACGAAAAGTAAAGCGTTTACGCAGACATTTTCGTATTAAAACGCAAAAATAGAAACAACGTTAGGTCATACGTGCTCTCACATCGGATAACGACCCCTAGAATGTAAAGGATACATATGGAAACAGCACAAGCTAATGCTGAAGCCTTTGCGGCTGAAGCAGGGACAGTTCCAGTCGTAGCTGAGTCGTCAAGCAACTCTGTTGTCGCTGACGCACCTACTACTAAGGCAACTTCCAAGTTTTATACGGAAGATGATTTGGCTAGAGTTCGTAGCCAAGAAAAGGAAAAACTCTATCCTCAGATTGATAAGCTGAAGGAAGAACTCGATGCAATCAAGAAGGAACGTGAAGCTGAACTAGCAGCACGTGCTGCTGAAGCAGAAGCAAAAGCTAAGCAACAGCAGGAAGCTCTTGAGAACGACATGGATGTTCGTTCTTTACTTAAAACTAAGGAACAAGAGTGGCAGGAGCAGTTGGAGCGTGAGCGCCAAGAGCGTGAACGTGCCTTTGCTCTTCTGGAACGCGAAAAGTCTTTTGCTGACCTCCAGAACTACCGCACACAGCGTGTAGATAGCGAACGCGAAAACATTATTCCTGAACTCATTGACCTCATTAGCGGAAATACTCGCGAAGAGATTGATGCATCAGTTGAAGGATTAAAAGAGCGTTCAGCAAGAATTCTTGAATCTGCGCAAAGTGCGATGCAGAACGCAAGGAGAGAAATGACGGGGACAAGGGTAACCACCCCGCCAGCTGGACCACTGGACACACAATCGGACTCACGAAACTTTACGGCTGAAGATATTCAGTCAATGTCGATGAACGAATACGCAAAATACAGAGAACGAATCATGAGCGACGCCGCTCGTGGTAAGTCTCGCGGCTTGTTCGGTTAAACCCAACAAATCCAAAACCAAACTAATAAGGAGTCACAAGTAAATGGCATCTGGTATTACGGGTACTGGCAACCTTGCCGCAGCCCCAACAGCATACTCAGGTACTAACACCCAGCTGACTCAGGCGATTCAGACAATCTGGTCCAAGGAAATCTTGTTCCAGGCTATGCCTATCCTTCGCTTTGAGCAGTTCGCAGTCAAGAAGACTGAACTTGGTGTTGCACCTGGTCTACAGATTAATTTCCTACGCTACAACAACCTCGGCTTCGCTAATAGCCTTGTTGAAGGTGTTCGTATGCAGACAAACGCATTGACTGCACAGCAGTTCTCAATCACAGTAACCGAGCATGGTTATGCTCTTGCTGTGTCAGAACTTCTTCTCAATGCTTCTTTTGATGACGTAATGGCGTCAGCCTCACGTCTACTTGGTCGTAACATGGCTATCTATCTAGACCAGCTATCACGCGACACACTATATGCAGCAACCTCCACCATTTATGGTGAAGACCGCAGCAACCTCTCAGCAGTCAACAACTGGTATGCATACGGCACAACCGCAGCAAACCGTGCAGCTATGACTGGCGCTAGCTACTTGACACCACATACTGTCAAGGATGCAGTTGAGAGCCTATCAACCAAGAACATCCCACGTTTAGGTGAAACCTATGTGGCGTTCGTTCACCCACACCAGAGCCGTAGCCTACGCGATAACCCAGAGTTTATCGAAGTTACCAAGTACGCTGCTCCAGGCAACTTCATGCTTGGCGAAATTGGCCGTCTATATGACTGCGTATTCATTGAGACCACACAGGTTCTTAAGGTCGCAGGCGGTGCTGGTACTAACTACACTGCGGATACAACTGTTGCTAACCCAACAGTAACTCCTGGTGGCGGTTACATCACCCGCGATGGCGGTATTCTTGACTTCGGTCGTGAGCATGCTCTTGCTTGGTACTCAATCTTCGGTCTTGGTCTAATCACTGACCAGTCTGTAATTATTGCAGAAACCAACTAATTCAAGCGGGGGGCGGTCTTAAAAACCGCCCCCTACTTACCCCCATCGAGTTACTAATTAGGAGAATACAAATGGCAAGTAAAGTAAAACCAACAGATGTTACTGGACGTAGTCGCGAAAAGCTTGCAGCAGATAATGCTGAAGCGCTTGCTGCTCGTGCACAGGAAATGTCCATGGCTACTGCCGAAGCACAAATTAAACTGGAAACAGAAGTAGTTGACGCTACTGTTCCTAACAGACCAACTGTTATTGTTGATGACCCAACAGTTATTGACAAAAGCGATGAGTCAGTCGTTATCCGTGTTGTAGAAGACATCGAATCAATGACCCTTGGAGCAGGAAACTACTACAGCTTTAAAGCTGGACAAAAATACAAAGTGTCTCGTCAAGTTGCTCAGCACCTTGAGGAAAAAGGCTATCTAGCTGGAGTTATCTAAGCTAGGGACTTACACTTAATTCGGCGGAGCGGCGGACAGAAATGTCCGCTGTTTCGTTAGTCAATGTAGTAAAGGAGATGAATTAAGTGGCTTTAATGTCCGACCTAGTGTCTAGAGTGCGTCTTGAACTAGGAGACCTACCTAAAGAATTTAATTTCGTTGCCACCGCTGATGGCGCTACTAAAGACTTTTATTTAAACACTAAGCCTGTAGAACCGTATACTCTTTATGTTACCGTTCTTGACGCGGCCGTTCCTGCCCCTTCTGGTTATAAATTAGAAAAAGACCAAGGCATAATTCATTTTAGAGAACCACTAGATGCTGGAAACATTCTTAGTGTTCACGGAGTTAGTTACAGATACTTTACAGACTCCGATATTGAACGTTTTATTAACACTGCTATAGACCAGCACACTCACGAGCGTACCGATAAATACGGAACTCGTGTAACAATTAAAAGTATTGAACCTGTAGAAGAATATCCAATTGCTATTCTTGCAGTCATTGAAGCTTTATGGGCACTCTCAACCGATGCTGCTTTTGATATTAACATCATGGCTCCAGATGGCGTTATGATTCCTCGTTCTCAAAGATATGAACAGTTAACTAATATGGTTAACCAACGTTGGGAACAATACAAGCAATTATGCGCAGCTCTTAATATTGGCCTATGGCGTATTCAAATTGGAACCCTACGTCGTACTAGCCGACGTACTAATAAGCTTGTTCCCATATACATTGGTCAGGAGATTGACGACAGTAGAAAGCCAGAGAGAGTTTGGCTTCCTAACGATGTACTTGGCTATACACCTCCGCCAACTACCGCAGAAGTTTACGACATTGTTATGTACCAGGGCGACTATTACGAACAAATTATTGACTTTGCCTTTGATGTTACTGGTATTGACTGGAAGGCAGAAATTCGTACTTATCCAAATTCACCAGCTAGATATGCCACCTTTGATGTTACAATTCTAAATGCAGCACAAGGAAGAATTAAGATATCGTTAAACAGCGATAAAACTAAATATCTGCCTGTTCGTGCGTTTTGGGATTTACAAGCAACCAGGGCAAATGACCCTACCTGGGAGCACACGTATTTAAAGGGTCAAGTATTTGTAACCCAACAGGTAACGGTGGATTAAAGTGTCAGAAGAACTTTATGTAGTAGGTCCAGATAACAGCGCTTGGTACCCAACCGCTACTGGTCCAACTTCTCCTGCGCCTACAGGCGGCACTGGTCCTACAGGACCAACTGGCCCTACTGGTAGAACAGGTGCAACAGGACCAGCAGGTGCAACGGGCGCTGCTGGCGTTTCTGTAACAGGCCCTCAAGGTCCTACTGGAGCTCCAGGACCAACTGGTCCACAAGGTATCCAAGGTAATGCGGGTCCAACTGGTGCAACTGGTCCTTCTGGTGTGTCTGGTCTTCAAGGAGCCACTGGTCCTACTGGACCATCTGGACAAGTAATTACTATTCGTGGTGAGTATCCAACACTTAACGATTTACAAACAGCACATCCAACTGGTAATCCAGGCGATGCTTATCTTCTTGCTAATGGCAATTTAATTATTTGGAACCCTACGTTAAACGGCCCATCTACTGGTGGTTGGCAAAACGTAGGTAATCTAGAAGGACCAACTGGTCCTGCTGGAACAACAGGTCCTACTGGTCCACGCGGACAGCAAGGTGTACAAGGTCCTGTTGGTAACACTGGTACAACAGGTGATACTGGTCCTACTGGTCCGCAAGGCCCAACAGGTCCACAAGGTGCACGCGGTGAGACTGGTCCTATTGGTCCTACTGGTGTTGCTGGTATTGTTGGACCCACAGGTGCTACTGGTGCACAAGGTCTTTCTATTACTGGACCTACTGGTCCTCAAGGTAAATCACTTACACTATTAGGAACTTTTGCTGACCTACAAGCTCTTAATTTAGCGCATCCAGATGTAACGCTTATTCAAGGTGATACCGCCTTTATTGGTACAACATTTCATTTCTGGAGACCTGGAACTGGGTGGGTTGCTACTTCCAATTTGATTGGACCTACAGGTCCTACAGGTGCCGTTGGTCCTACAGGTGCTGCATCAAACGTAACTGGTCCTACTGGTTTAACTGGAGCTACTGGTGCACAGGGTCCTATTGGTCCAACAGGTGCACAGGGTTCTCAAGGTCCTACTGGTCCAACTGGAGCGGCCTCTACAGTACCTGGTCCTACAGGTCCTACTGGAACTACACGTCCTGTAACAAGTGTTACTTATACAGACCAAGGTGTTTGGAGCTCACTAGCAACATATGCTCTAAACAATGGAGTTACTTATAACTCTGAAATTTGGGTATTAACTAACACATCACAATTTACTGTTGGTACTACGCCTAACACTGATGGAAGCGGTTGGGCACTCTATGTAAAAGGAGACCGTGGAGCAACGGGTCCTCAGGGTTCTGCAGGTTTTCCAGGCGCTATTGGTCCTACTGGTGCACAAGGGCCGCAAGGTATTCAAGGCCCTACAGGTCCACAAGGAACTGCTGGTACTCCAGGCTCTGTTGGTACCGCAGGTGCTACTGGACCTACTGGTCCTCAAGGTGCTGGAATCTTTATTCTTGGTTCCTACAACTCACTAAGCGATTTACAAACCGCACATCCAGTTGGTGCAACTGGCGACGGTTATCTTGTTAACGGTGTTCTATTTGTATGGGCTGGTTCTAACTGGGCAAGTGCTGGCGCAATTCAAGGACCAACAGGTGCTCAAGGTATTCAAGGTATCCAAGGTGTCACTGGTCCTCAAGGAGACACGGGTCCACAAGGACCTCAAGGTATTCAAGGAATTCAAGGACCAATTGGTCCAACAGGTTTAACTGGTGCAACTGGTGCGCAAGGAACTCAAGGTCTTCAAGGTATTCAAGGTGTAACAGGTCCTACAGGTATTCAAGGTCCTCAAGGTGTTACTGGTCCAACAGGTATTCAAGGACGCGGTCTTGCAATTCTTGGTTCGTTTGATACGTTCCAACAATTAACTGCAACCATAACCAATCCTGCAACTGGCGACGGATATTTAATTCAAGGACAGTTATATATTTGGCAAGGTGTTGCGTGGATTAACGCAGGTTTTGTTCAAGGACCAACAGGTCCTACTGGACAAACAGGTATTCAAGGCCCAACTGGTGCAACTGGTGCGGCTTCAACTGTTCCAGGTCCTACTGGTGCTACAGGTCCGACTCCATTTACTGTTATTGGAACTTGGCAAAACGGTATTTCTTATTTACCTGGTCAAGCAGTTTTCTACGACACACCTACATTAAAAGGAACGTACCTACGCAGAAATAATGCTTCTACCGCTGGCATTACTCCTTTAGATGACCCAGCTGGTTGGCAAGTAATTGTTGCTGCAGCAATCGGACCAACTGGAGCTACAGGTCCACAAGGTTTAACTGGTCTACAGGGACCTACAGGTGAGGTTGGACCTCAAGGTGTAATAGGACCAACAGGAAGTCAGGGTTTACTAGGTCCAACAGGCCCTACAGGCACTACACTATTGAACGTAGATGGTGGCGGCCCTGCAACTAATTATGGCGGAGTTATAACCATCAACGGAGGAGACGTGAGCGGT